AGCAGTAGGTAAGTATATTGTAATTACAGAAATTGTTGAGCAACAAAAAACAGATTCAGGGATTTTACTAACGTCAGACGATAGTAACCAACTAAGATACAAAAAAGGTTTGATAGTTATCCCAGGTACTGAAGTTGATGTTGTAAAAGAAGGGGATGTAATTTATTTTGACAAAGCCTCAGGACACAAGATGATGCTTAATGATGAAATGGTAAGCATTATCCAAGAAAGAGATATAGTAGTTGTACTATGATTTTCTTTCATTGTTCATTTTCTTTATTATCTTACGATAAACTTTATCGCTGTATTTAGTACCGCTAACAAACATTGGATTGTTTCTTCGATCTTCTGATATAGATTCTTCTTTATTTAATTTTTTATAAATCGAAGCGCATACGCGCTTACTTTTATACGCCAGGTCATACAATATAGATTCACGGCCTTTTCTTTCACGCCATTTAATTATCCATCCATTTTTTAAAAGATTGTTAAACCTTCTTTTATCCCAAGACATTATTTCATTATATTCTTGAAAATCTTTTCTTGTAAATAAACCTTCACTATATAAAAATAATAGCATTTCAATTTCAGAAGTTGATAGGCCATGTTTTGATCTAGCCCATTGTCTTACAACTTTCCAATACTTTAAGTAGTCGTTGGCTGGTGAAAATTTCATTAGATTAAATTTGTATCTTTGCAAAGATAACTTTTTAAAAATGGCCCTAAGTAGAACGGCAAAATATTATCGTAAAAATAAAAGGGCTCGTGCAAAGCACAATGCTTATCAAAGTAAGTACAATAAAAAAAAGAAATCAATAAAGCAAAGAGTTGCAGATAATAGAGAAAACCGAAGAAAAGGTACATATGGCAACTACGATGGTTTAGATGTTTCTCATAAGGGAAAAGGAAAATATGTTTTAGAGTCTGAGAAAAAAAATCGAGGCAGTAAAACAAATACACCTGGAGATAGAAGAGCACGAGGAAAAAAAGGTAAGGGTAGAAAAAATAAAGGTAACACAGGAGGTAAATAATTATGAGTGGACTAGCAGCAGGAATAGGTAATGGAACTCCGTTTCCTCAAAAAAGAAACGATGCAATACCTGAGTTGTGTTTTATAATAACAGAACTAGATGAATTTTGTGAGCAAGAGTTGTTTACAAATGACGGTAGAATGATACCTGAAACTTGTTCATAAATAAATAAATAATTAAAAATGGCAAATAAAAAATTTTCACAATTCACACTAGGAACTACAAATACTGATATAGAATATGTAGTAGGATATAAATCTACAGACAATATACAAATAGATCCATCAGCTCTTGATAGCAAATATGAAGTAACTAGCTTTCCTATAACGGGAGGAGTTACTATTGAGCTTGAAGGCACGAGTGGGCCTGATACAGGATACCTTGGTGACTTTAGTATAGTTGAAGGAGAAAACATAGATGTGTCTTTTGATGTGGCAACTGATACTGTATCAATTGCAAATACGCAAAAAAATACTTTTATAGTAAACGGAACTTTTAAAAATTTATTTGGTGGATCGCCAGGAGTATTTGGAGATACATTAGAATTTGGTCAAGCCTCAGTTCCGTCAACAGACCATTCCTCTGTATTTGTTGCTCCTTTTAATTGTAAAATTGTAAGTATAGCTCTTAAATGGATTTCTGATGATGCAGTATCAATAAATGCAGGGAGCTCGTGGCAAGTTAAAATATTTAAAATGACTTCTCCAACAGGATCAACAACTGTGTCAGGGAATTATGCGTCAGGCGTAAATATTCCAGGAATAGTTTTAGACACTAATGACACTGGAGGATTTCCAATTAAAACAGCAACTGGATTATCAGGATCTGATTTTGAATTATCAGTTGGTGATATTATTAATATATCTGGAGTAGAATCAGGTACTATTGCACAGTCTGATGCAGAAATAGAAGTGTTTATAGGAATAGAAGCAGTGTAATGGCGAAAAAGAGAACAAAAGGAAATAAAATTTGTCCCGCAGGTATAGCTTGGGCCAAGAAAACATTTGATACATATCCGTCTGCGTATGCGAATATGGCAGCTAGTAAATATTGTAAAGATCCTAATTACGCTAAAGGATCAAAAAAGAAAAAATAAAAATTATGCCAACAGTAACTTATAGTTGTCCTGATACGGGCAAATCAATGAAAAAAAGTTTTCCATACAATGCTATGGGTAAAGCTCAAGCACACACATTTGCAAAAACTATGGGCGGTTCTATGAAGAACAATCCCAATACAAAAATGACGGAAAGCGGTTATTAATGGGTGAGCTTAAAAAATGGCGAGATGAAAAATGGGTAAGGATTGGTACAGACGGATCAATCAAAGGAGCTTGTGGAACAAGCAAAAATAAAAAAAACCCAGACAGATGTCTGCCATTAGCTAAAGCTAAATCAATGACTAAAGCCGAAAGAGCCAAAACAGCTCGAAAGAAAAAAGCCGCAGGTAAAAAGGGAAAAACAGTAGTTGCAAACACAAAAGCTGGCAGGGTAACTAAGAAATACACTAAATGATATGGCAGATAAAAAAAAGATGGCTTGCAATAAGCCTACTGCTTCTGATAGAGCGGGTAAAAAGAAAATGGTCAAAGCCTGTGAAGGAGGAAAAGAAAAGCTTATTCACTTTGGAGCAAAAGGATATGGACATAATTATTCAGCAGCTGCAAGAAAGAGCTTCAAGGCCCGTCATAAATGCGGAACAGCAAAATCAAAACTAACAGCACGCTATTGGGCATGTAAAAATTTGTGGGCTGGAAAGGGCGGATCCAAGAAGTCTAGTCCCAAAAATAGACAAGGAAAATATTAGTATATTTGTAAAATAAATAATTTAAAAATAAAGTTATGGCACAAGGTTATAATGACAGATTAGATGAGTCTTTAGGCGGTAAGCATAAAGGAAAGCATAAGCAATCTTTAAAAGATCGTAGAGATGAATCTAAAGCAATGTCAAAAAAAATGTACAAACACGCATACGGTGGAGATTCAGGAATGTCTTACAGACATGAATCTTCTTGGAAAAAACATGATCACTTGAAGTAATGGCAAAGAAAAAAGCATTTCCAGCTATAAAAGAAAAGAATCAAGGTAAGTTCTCAAAATGGGCTTTAAAAAATGGATTCAAAGATACTTGTAGCGCAGCTTCTTCAGTAATGAAAAATCAGAAAAAATATTCTGACACTATTATTAAGCAAGCCAATTATGCTAAAAACTTTGGTTGTTCAATGAAAAAGAAAAAATAAATGGGAAAATTATTAGTAAAAGCAGGGATGTGGATGCAAAAGGTTTGGTGCAAAATTCTATGCAAATGGAATCTGTTAGTATCTAAACTTATTGTTGATGTTCAAGAATGTCCTGTTGCACAATGTATGTGTAAAAAATAAATTAAAATGAAATCAAAAGGATTAGGAGATAGCGTTGAGAAATTTACTAAAGCAACCGGAATAAAAAAAGTTGTGGAAACAGTCAGTAAGGCAACAGGGAAGCCATGCGGATGTAATCAAAGACGAGACAGTTTAAACAGAATGTTCCCTTATAATAATTAAAAAATGGCGTATCAAAAATTACAAGCTGGAAGAGCAGCATTAGTTACTCCAGATGATGTTAATGAAATTCCTAGCGTTTCCTCACAGAACGGTAAAGGAAATAATGGTTGTGTTTTATATATAGGTACACCAGGGAATATTAGAGTCAAAACCGTTGGTGGTGATGATGTAATATTCACGGGTGTTTATGCAGGGCAATTTTTTCCAGTACAAGTTTTACAAGTGTTTGACACAGGTACAACAGCGGGAGAAATTGTAGCACTATGGTAGAATACACTCAACATAACAGTGCATTATTGGACTTTGAAGTAGAATATACACTTATAAAAGAATAATGACTGTGCAGGATCTTAAAATATACGCCTTTAATATTGTATCATTGGCAGTTTCATTTACTCAGATTGAAATGATATTGAAATTAATTCTATTAACTGCTTCTATAGTATATACGGCACAGAGAATTTGGATTAATTACAATGAAAAGAAAAATAAATAAAATAATAGTTCATTGTTCTGCAACTAAACCTACTCAAGACATAGATGCAGATACTATTAACAAATGGCATTTAGATAGAGGGTGGTCAGGAATTGGCTACCATTTTTTTATTAAAAGAAATGGACAAATACAATTAGGAAGGCCATTAGAAAAATCAGGAGCTCACACAAAAGGACATAATAAAACTTCCATAGGAATTTGTTACGCAGGAGGAGTTGATGCAGATATGTGTCCGGAAGACAATAGAAGCAACTCTCAAATTGCTAGTCTCCTTACTTTATTAAGATTATTAAAAAATATGTTTCCTGATGCATCAATTCATGGTCACAGGGATTTTTCAACCAAAGCTTGTCCAAGCTTTGATGCAACAAACGAATATAAAGGATTATGAAAAAAATTATACAATGGTTAACCGGTGGGGTGATAAAAGAAGTTGGTAATGTTATTGACGACTTAGTTACTACAGATGAAGAAAGACTTGAGGCCAAACAAAAAATTCAAGAAATTTTAGAACAAGCTGATAAAGAAGCTCAAGAAGAGGTTACTGCTAGATGGAAATATGACATGCAATCTGATTCTTTTTTGTCTAAGAATATTAGACCAATGGTTCTAATATATCTTACTATAATATTTACAGCATTATGTTTTACAGATGGAAATATTGGTGAATTTCAAATTGCTGAAGCTTACATACCAATTTTTCAAACATTATTAGTTACAGTTTACGGAGCATATTTTGTTGGAAGGAGTTGGGAGAAGTCTAGAAAAAATGATAAATAATAATTGATTACCTTTGCAGTATTAACTTAAATATAAAATAATGAAAAAAGTAGAAAAACAAGAGTTGGAAAATTTACAAGAATTAAATTCAAATTTCATAAAACTTAAAACTCAATTGGGAGATTTAGAGTTGCAAAAACAATTGATACTAGAACAAGTTTCTATTATCAAAAATAAATTTGCACAAACAGAAAAAGAATTAATAGAAAAGTACGGTGACTCTGCTGTGATTAATTTACAATCAGGAGAGATTACTGAAAAAGAACCCGAAAAAGAAAAATAATAAGATGGCAAAAATAAGCAATACTACATCGTATCCTAATCAATCTCCGATTGTTGGGGCAGATTATTTAATTGGAACTGACGCAAATTCAAATCCAATTCAAAAGCAAACTAAGACTTTTACGTTGGCAGATATTGCTCAATTTGTTATAGACGAAGCATTTGATGGGAATGCTTGGAGACTCCCCGTTTTTACAGCTAATGCAGAAGGAGAACTTTCATTTAAACTTGTAAACTCTTTATTAAAACAAGATTTTGCAAATTTCCCTGGTGGTTGTTCTGAGTATCTTTTAAGCGCAGGTAAAGATGGCAACGCTACCTTTACAACTATAAACTGCGTTACAGGTCTTTCAGAAACAACAACATTAACAGCAGCATTTGAAAACGTAAACGTTATAAGCGCAGCTCCTCCCGTAATTCAAGGTGGAGCTTCAGCTGAAGTTACTACAGTTCCTATAGCGGGTGAAATAGTTTATCTAGACAATGGAAGTGGACAAGGTGACTTAGATGTTGCAGAGTCTGTTACTGTCGGTACTAATTTAACAGTAGGAATAAATGCTAGTATAGGGCAAAATTTAAGTATTGGAGGTCAAACTCAACTAGGTACTTCTTTGTTTTTTAATAATGCTCAGGTTTATGACAAAGATTCTTTATTAGGATCAGGAGAACAAGTATTAGTATCTCAGCCTGATGGAACGGTAAGATGGGAGAACTATCAAGGTTCAGGACTTGAATTTCAATCAGCATGGGACGCTAGAACTATTGCTGAAGGAGGAGTTTCTGACGGAGGAAATCCAGATTTGCAATCAATTCAACTTATTCCTTCAAATACAGGAAAATATTGGATAGTAAATCAAGATGGTAGTGCAGCACTTACTGATGCTAGTGGTGGAACAATTACTGACTGGAAAGTTGGCGATTGGGCAATCATATCAGAAGACATTTCAGGAAATGTATTTTGGGATAAAATTGACAATTCAGATCAAATAACTGGTCAAGGAACACCTGGAAATTTAGCTATATGGATAACAAATAGTGAATTAGGAGATGCTCCGGTAAAAGCAGGAGCAGGGACAGATTCTTTAATATATAATAATTTATCTAATAACCTTGCAAATGGAGATTTTTCTAATGCAATGGGATCTAACTCAACAGCAAGTGGAATAACTTCCACGGCTATAGGTTTTGGAAATACCGCAAGCGGGGACAACTCGATAGCAATGGGTACTAATTCAACAGCATCTGATATTACAGCTGTAGCTATAGGTTTTAATGCTGCAGCAACAGGAGAAAAATCTTTTGCATCTGGGTTAAACACAACAGCAAGTGCACTTGCCTCAACAGCAATGGGAAGAGACACTGTGGCAAGTGGAAGTGATTCTACAGCAATGGGGTATGATGCAACAGCAAGTGGGGTTCAATCAATATCTACGGGTTTAAGCACAACAGCAAGTGGAGCTCAATCAACAGCTATGGGAAGAGAAACAATAGCAAGTGGAAATTTTTCTACTGCTATGGGGGGGAGCACAGAAGCAAGTGGAAATTATTCTACAGCAATGGGATTCAGCACAGAAGCAAGTGCGGAATTTTCAACAGCTATGGGTACAGGTTCAACAGCAAGTGGAGGTCGATCAACAGCTATGGGAGGATTTACAACAGCAAGTGGTGCTGGCTCAGTAGCTGCGGGAAGTTCATCTATTTCAAGTGGAACTTGTTCTTTTACTATAGGTCAAGGATCAACAGCAGAGGCAGATTATTCTTTTTCACAAGGATTTAGTGCTAAATCAAAATCAACAAGCAGTATTGCACTTGGTGAATCAACCTTAATAGATGCAACATCAGATAGGTCTTTTATATTAGGTGCAGAAGGGCAAATATATAACTCCCCCTATGCTGGAAGTATTGGATATAGAAATATAGTACAAGATGATCCTACAGATGTGACATCAGAATATTCAATTTCAATTGGATTTGAAAACAGTATAACTGGAGCCAAAAAATCTTACATTTTAGGAAATGCATCTACTTCATACGGAGATCAATCAATAGTTATTGGAAATAATTCAACTGCATCGGCAAGCTCAGTAGCTGGCGTATCAATTGGAAGAAACGCTTCTGTTTCAAATGTATATTCAATTGCAATGGGAACTAATGCACAAGCAACAGCTGAGAGTGCGGTAGCAATAGGAATTAACGCTCAAGCAGATGGATTAAATTCAATCGCAATGTTAGCGGGATTAAGTACAGCAATTAATTCAATAGCAATTGGAAATGGAACAGTTTCTAATTCAGTTGGTTCTGCCGCAATAGGATATAGTTCTAGAGTGGCTGAAGACGCAGGAGTTGGTCATATTTCTTTAGGAGCTAACAATGTTGTAAACGATACGGCAGCCACAAATCCAGGGAGCGGTAATTTTGCTATTGGAAATCAAAATAGCATATCGGGTAGTTCAGGAGCAATTGGAGAACAAATAACAATAACTAATACAGCAGGTGGAGTCGGCAGAAAAAGTATTGCACTTGGTAACGATCTTACTATTTCAGGGAAACTTGGAGCGGTAGTAGTTGGTAATGATTTATCTGTCGGGACTAGCACACAAAATAACAGATTATATTTAGGAGCTGGAGGTGGAAGTGTTATTGGTTCTGGTAATTTAACCAACAGAACCCAATACCAAGCTCATTTTTCAAATGGAGGAGTAAGAATAAATAAAGGTTTATGGATTAATGGAGAAAATTCAGGAACTGGAGCTCCAACAGCGACTATATCTAGAAATAACATATTATTAGGAACAACGAATCCTAATAGTATAGGAAGTAATGGTGCAGACGGAACTTATAATTTAAATATTGGAGTATCTAACTCTACATCTTCTACAACAGAATCTTCTATTGTTGCGGGAAAATCCAATTCAATAACAGGAAATGTTCAAAGTTCTTATGTTTTAGGAACTTTTAATACTATATCAGTAAACCAAGCATTAGCATTGCCAGTTCAATCTGCAATTATTGGAAATACAAACACCTTAACTAATTCTTATTCAAGTTTTATTGCAGGTGGTCAAAATCAAGTTACCACTGAGCAAAACGGATTTGTTTTAGGATATTCAAATGTAGTTTCAGGAGCAGATTCAATGTTTGCTTTTGGAGAAAACAACGAGGGGCCGACTGTAGACTCTCAAGGTAATCCAGCTAATAATTCTTTTATGTTGGGTGGAAATCTTCATGGAACAGACGGAAGTTTAGCTATAGGATTTAGAAATGACAATACTGCTTATCCAAATACAAACTTTACTTTAGGTTTAGGATTCACTAAATTTGCAGTAGGTGTTGGTACTCAAAATGATATTAACGGCCTTCTTATAACAGAAGGTGGCGTAACAAGAGGTGGCGGGGTAACACAAGTACCTAGAGTTTTGCTACCTACCATTTCAAATTTTGCTTACACTAATGAAGCCGCTGCACAAGCAGGAGGAATTCCCACAGGTGGATTATTCGTAAATAATGGTGTAGTTCAAATTAACACAGGAAGCGGATCATCAACTAACCCAATTTCAGGTGGAGGCGGAGGCGGTTCTTTTGTTCTTAATTTAGGGGCAGATACGGGAACTACAAACCCTGTGCCAGTTAACAGTGGAAGTACACTTTTAGTGTCAGGTGGAACAGGTATCGATACAGATGTTGCAGCATCACCACTAGGTGTAACTATTACTCTAGAAGATACAGCAGTAACAGCAGGAAGTTATACAAACGCAGACATAACTGTAGATGCTCAAGGTAGAATAACTGCAGCATCCAATGGTTCAGGCGGAGGCGGTGGAATTACTAGCATTGAATTGTCTTCAGACGGAAATGCAACCTCAGGAAATACAATAACATCAAATGGAACTTTAGAACTTTCCTTTGATGGAAATGCAAATGAATATGTAAATGGACTTGGAAACTTAGTAAATTTCCCTACTTTAAACAATTATGACTTTGAAATTTTAGGTGACGGTGGAAATCAAGAGACAGTTGATAATGGTAATACTCTTGAATTTGTTGGAGCAGGAAATGTAAGTACAGTTATTACCGATCAAGGGGGCGGTATAAAAAGAGTTACAATTACGGGCGCTTCTTCAGGAGGCGGAACAGTTACTGATGTATTAGCAACAGGTACTGTTGCAGGACTTAGCATCACAAGTGATAACGATCCAAATACACCAGAAATAACATTAAGTGGTTCCTTAAACTTAACAAGTGGGGATGTAACGAATGCTTTAGGATTTATCCCATACGACTCAACTAACCCCTCAGGATATACATCAAATTCAGGTACAGTAACAAATGTAACGGCATCAGCTCCATTAGCATCCTCAGGAGGGGCAACGCCAGATATTTCAATTCCTATTGCTAGTGGAAATTCAGATGGCTATTTAGGTCAAACTGATTACAATATTTTTGCAAATAAAGTAGGCTCTGATACGGTGTCAGCAGCAACATCTGCAGTGGTAGAGATTGTTACCTTAACACAGGCTGAGTATACTGCTATTACAAATCCTGTGGCAACAACTATGTATGTAATAATTTAAAATAATTTTATGGCCTCAGATTTTAAAGTAAATGGGATTACACCTTTAGTTGGTAACATAAAAGTAGGCACGAATAATGTCTCTAAAATATACCAGGGGCCAACACAGGTATGGCCAACACAAGTTGTTAATCCTGTGTCTGATTTAAGTTTTTTACCATTTCAAAATGCTACGCTATTCTTAGAAATGGCTCAGGCAGTATGGGCTACACAAGACCTAGTAAATTTACAAACCGGGGCTTCTTCGGTTACAGGATCATCATTTACAGTTCCAACTACACTAGACGGAAGCACAGTAACGGACTTTTGTCCAAGTAATCCTCAATACTCTGCTGATAACTATGGTAATCAATTTCAAACATCTCAAACACAAGGGGCTTTTTTCATAGAAGTCAATATGAATATATCTTCAAATCAATCAGGAGACGGAATAGCAGCTGGAATTGTAATACAAACAAGAGCTGATTCCACACAAAACTGGGCGAATGCTACCAACATGGCAGGAGTTGTAATGAGTAATAGTACAAATCATGGATATCACATTCAAAGTGCGTCACAGCCATTAGGGTTATATAAAAGCCCTTCATGTCCTACAGCACCGGGTGGTTTTGGAGGGTGTGGATCACTTGTTTCTAGTAATTTCTTAAATAGTAATATGAATGCTAGTAGGATTTTTTGCTTTGATGAAGTAGGGGAATATAGGATTATAGTCGGTGCTTTGAAATCTACAGGAGGCAGCTGCTTTAGCATTCAAAATAATTTTAATTTTTCGGTTGATATAAATATAGACACCTTATATGATGGAACAAACTTTGGCTACCCTTATAACGTTTCAACCACGTCAAGCAATTCTACAACAATTAATGCTTATGCAGCAGAACCTTATCCAATGGCAGTACAGAGATTTTATAGTGATGCAGGCTTGACAACTCCGTTATCAAACTCTGCAGGAGCTAAATACATAAAGAGACTTAATACGTCAGGAGGCGGAAACCCCACAGCATTCAATTTCGAATTAACAAAAAATGCAGAATATGAGTTAGGTATTGACTCAAGTGGAAATGTAATTACGCAAATAATTCCTAACTACAATTAATATGAAAATAAAATTTAATAACAATGGACATAAGAAAAATTTCAATAGGCGCGGACTACAAGTCTAGTGCAATGCACTATATAGTAAACCAAGAAGTACTTGGTTCAAGATATCACATACATTTAATAAAGCATGATAATGAATCTATAAAAATTTGGGTAGAAAACTCTTCTCAAGAAGTTTTTTTATGGAAAGAATTTAATCAAAACATGCCAATATCAATAGAGTATAATATCAACTTTGAATGAAGTCACCTTTTTATTTCATTGTAAAACCATTCAATGACAAAAGGTATGATAACACAAAGAAGATTGGAAATATTGATTTAATTACCAGCACCTCTAAAGAAGATCATACTGCGTCAAATAGAAATGCAATAGTAGTTGAAACTCCAATTAACTACACGGGGCCTATTAATATAGGCGATACTCTTTTAGTTCATCATAATGTTTTTAAATATTATAACGACATGAAAGGAAGGGAAAAAAGCGGAAAAAGTTTTTTTAAAGATGATTTGTTTTTTATAGAATTTGATCAATTTTTCATGTATAAAAATAAAGATGGGTGGCACTCTCATTCTAAATATTGTATGATTAAGCCAATACCTAAAAAAAACTTTTACTTGAAAACACATCAAGATGAAGAGCCCTTAATGGGTATAGTAAAATATTCAAACAAATACCTAAATAGTCAAGGAATTAAAGAGGGAGATAAGGTTTCATTTCAACCTGATTCAGAATATGAATTTAAAGTAGATAATGAAAAATTATATAGAATGTTTGATAGCAATATAACTCTAGTATTATGATATATATAGAAGATGATTTTTTACCGAATAATTTGTTTGAAGAATTATTAAATCATTCTAGCAATTTTAATAAAATTGATACTCCAGGTAAATCTTTTTGGGTTAAAGAAACTCCAGAGAAAATACAATCTTTTATTTTAAAAAAATTAGAAAAAATTGAAGGTAAAAAAATAAACAATATACTTTCTTTTATTAGAGAAGCTAAGTTAAATCAAGACGATGATTGGAGAATTCATAACGACTCTATAATTGAAAACCAAAAGCCGGAAAGAGCTGTTGTTTTTTATATTAAATCTGAAGACTCAGGATTATCCGGAACATCTTTTTGGAGTCATAAAAAATACGGAGATGTATTTCCTAATGACTTAAACGAAGATGAATTTAACAGACTTTTGACAGAAGATTCTAATAATTCAGAATTATGGGATTTAAAATCTGTTATAGGGTTTAAGGAAAACAGGCTTTTATCTTATCCTTGTAATTATTTTCATAGTAAGTTTCCTAATAGATTTATAAAGCCTAGAATTGTTTTAGTAATGTTTTATAATTTTGATAATGAATAATACAGATTTAAAATTAGAAATAATAAAAGCAGGTAAAAAAGCAGTTAAAGAGCTTATTAAAGTTGCTAATGAAAGTATATTAAAAAAAGACTTAGATGATTTATCTCCTGATATTGCTGCAGATAGATTAAAAAATGCAGCAGCATCTAAAAAATTAGCAATATTTGATGCTTTTGAAATATTAACCAGAATAGAAGCTGAAAAAGAATTATTAGGGGAAGAAGTAGAAAATAAAAAAGACACAACATTAAGAGGTTTTGCAGAAAGAAGATCAACATAATTTATATAAGGAATTAAAAGATATTATTCCCAAAAGTGTGATTAGCGTAAAAAACAAAGCTAAATCATGGGGCTATGGATATAATGAAAAATATGATGTAGTTGTAATTTCAAAATCAGGTCAAATTGAAAATATAGTTTCAATTAACGGACTTAAAATTGCCTTGCCTAAAGCTCCTTCAAAAATACACAAAAGAGACTCTAGCCAGAAAAATCAATATTGGGAAAGATTTGAGTACTCCAAACAGCTTAAAAAAATTCAATCAATTTTTCAATGGCACGAAGCGCCATCATCTTTTAAAAACACATGGGTTGATTATATAGAAAAAGAATTTGACAGAAGAGAAGAAGGTTTTTGGTTTTACAACAATGGCATTAAAACTTACATTACTGGATCTCATTATATGTATTTACAATGGACTAAAATTGATGTTGGATACCCAAATTTTAGAGAAGCCAATAGGTTGTTCTATTTGTATTGGGAAGCTTGTAAAGCTGATTCTCGTTCTTTTGGAATATGTTATTTAAAAATTAGGCGTTCAGGATTTTCTTATATGGGAAGTGAAGAGTGTGCTAATATAGCAACAATATCTAAAGATTCAAGAATTGGAATATTATCTAAAACCGGGGCGGATGCTAAAAAAATGTTTACAGATAAAGTTGTTCCTATATCAAATAATTATCCCTTTTTCTTTAAACCCGTTCAAGATGGAATGGACAAGCCAAAAACTGAATTGGCATTTAGGGTTCCCGCCTCAAAGATTACTAAGAAAAATATGTATTCCGAAGAAGTTGATTTAGTTGAAGGATTAGATACGACTATTGATTGGAAGAATACAGGAGATAATAGTTATGATGGAGAAAAGCTTAAACTTTTAGTTCATGATGAATCAGGAAAATGGGAAAGGCCAAATAACATTCTTAACAACTGGAGAGTTACAAAAACTTGTTTAAGATTAGGTAGTAAGGTGATAGGAAAATGTATGATGGGTAGTACATCGAACTCATTAGAAAAAGGAGGTGATTCTTTTAAAAAATTATTTTATGATTCTGATATAAATAATAGAAACGCCAACGGTCAAACCAAAAGCGGTTTATATTCATTGTTTATACCCATGGAATGGAATATGGAAGGTTTTATTGATGTGTACGGCATGCCAGTATTTTATGCTCCCAAAGATAAAACTATTGATGTATATAAAGATATAATAACTCAAGGAGCTATTGATTATTGGGAAAACGAAGTGGAGTCATTAAAAAATGATGCAGATGCTTTAAATGAGTTTTATAGACAATTTCCTAGATCAGAATCACACGCTTTCAGAGACGAAAGCAAACAATCTTTATTTAATCTACAAAAAATATATCAACAAATAGATTATAATGAATCTTTAATTAAAGATCAATTTATTACACGAGGTTCTTTTTCTTGGAAAAATGGAGTTAAAGATACAGAGGTGATATTTTCTCCTAATGATAGAGGTAGGTTTTATGTGACTTGGACTCCAAACAAACAGCTTCAAAACAAAAAACTATATAAGCAAGGTAAAGCTTATCCAGGGAATGAGCATATGGGCGCCTTTGGATGTGACAGTTATGATATATCAGGAGTTGTTGGAGGAGGAGGATCTAATGGTGCTTTACACGGAATGACTAAATTCCATATGGATGAGGGGCCTACAAATGAATTTTTTTTAGAATACATTGCTAGACCGCAAACAGCAGAAATATTTTTTGAAGATGTTTTAATGGCTTGTGTGTTTTATGGGATGCCTATACTTATAGAAAACAATAAACCTCGGTTATTGTATCATTTTAAAAATAGAGGATATAGAGGTTATTCTATGAACAGACCAGATCGTGTTTACAACAAATTATCTGGATCTGAAAAAGAATTAGGAGGCATACCAAATTCAAGCGAAGACATAAAACAAGCTCACGCGGCAGCAATTGAATCTTACATAGAACAACACGTGGGATTAGATTTTTTGGGGAGCTTTAGAGATTCCGATGTGATGGGTTCAATGTATTTTACCAGAACACTAGAGGATTGGGCTAGGTTTAATATTAACAACAGAACAAAGTTTGATGCCTCTATAAGTTCAGGGTTAGCAGTAATGGCTAATCAGAAATCACTTTACCAGCCCATTAAAAATAAATCAAAAATAAAACTTAACTTTGCAAGATATGACAATAAGGGAAGTTATAGCCAAATTATAAGATAAATGGAGGACGTTAAAATCTCAATAAACCCTCAAGGGTTCCCAAGCCAGTTTGTATCAGATTCAGTTAAAAAGAAATACGAATTTGGATTACAAATAGGTCAAGCTATACAATATGAATGGTTTCGCAAAGACGGAGGTCAAAGCAGGTTTTACAATCAATGGGCTGATTTTCATAGATTACGCCTATATGCCAGAGGAGAACAGTCAGTTCAAAAATACAAGAATGAATTAGCAATTGATGGCGATTTAAGTTATTTAAACTTAGATTGGACTCCCGTTCCTATTATTCCAAAATTTGTAGATATAGTTGTAAATGGAATGGCTGATAGGTTGTTCAAAGTCAGGGCATATGCTCAAGACGCCATGTCTACAGATCGAAGAAGTGAGTATCAGTCTACATTAGAGAAAAACATGTTAGCTAAACCTGTCATGAAACAAGTTCAACAGGGTTTAGGAATAAATACTTTTGCTATGAGCGAGGAAGAAATTCCAGAGACTGATGAAGAGCTGACTTTGCACATGCAATTAAAATACAAACCAGCTATTGAAATAGCTGAAGAAGAAGCAATTAATACGGTTTTAGCTGAAAACAGGTACTATGATTTACAAAAAAGATTATATTATGATCAGATGGTTCTTGGAGTTTCTATGTGTAAGCATTCTTTTTTACCTGGAGCTGGAATTAAAATAGATTATGTTGATCCGGCCAATGTTGTTTATAGCTATACTGAAGATCCTTATTTTCAAGATTGTTTTTATTGGGGAGAAATTAAAACTCTTCCTATCATTGAGTTGAAAAAAATAGATACTAGCTTGACTAGAGCAGATATGGATGAAATATCTAAATACAGTCAAAGCTGGTATGACTATAATAACACTGCTCAATATTATAACAATAGTTTATTTAGCAAAGACAGTGCAACTGTTTTATTTTTTAATTACAAAACGACAAACACTTTTACTTACAAGAAAAAAACAAATTCAGTAGGAGCTGAAAAAGTAATAGAAAAAGAAGACACTTTTGATCCAACAGTCGAAATGCAAGAGGAAGGTAATTTTGAGAAAATAACTAAAACTATTGATGTATGGTATGAGGGAGTTATGGTTATGGGAACAAACATTTTATTAAAATGGGAAATGGCAGAAAACATGGCTAGGCCAGCTTCTGCTTCTCAAGAAGTGTATCCTGAATTTATAGCTGCAGCTCCAAGAATGTATAAAGGAGTTTTAGAGTCTTTAGTAAGAAGAATGATTACCTTTGCAGATTTAATTCAAATCACTCATTTAAAATTACAACAAGTAATTTCAAGAGTAGTTCCTGACGGGGTTTTTATTGATGCGGATGGATTAAATGAAGTAGACTTAGGAACAGGTCAAGCATATAACCCTGAAGATGCATTGAGAATGTTTTTTCAAACGGGTAGTGTTATTGGAAGAAGCTATACACAAGATGGAGATTTCAATCAAGCTAAAGTTCCTATTCAACAGCTAAATAGCAATTCTGGTCAAGGTAAGATTCAAAGTTTAGTAGGCACATATAATCATTATATGCAAATGCTAAGAGATGTAACTGGCTTAAATGAAGCAAGAGATGGAGCCACTCCTGATAGCTATTCATTGGTAGGGCTACAAAAGCTTGCAGCATTAAGCAGCAACACTGCAACAAGACATATTTTAGATGCAGGTATAGGTCAAAGTGAAAGACTATGCACAGCATTATCTACAAGAATTGCTGATTTATTAGAATACTCCGAGTTCAGAGAAGAATTTGTAAACCAAGTGGGGAAGTTTAATGTCGGAATATTAAATGAAATTTCTAAATTATACTTAAGCGATTTCGGAATTTTTATTGAAATAACTCCAGATGAAGAGCAGCAAAGATTATTGGAGCAAAATATACAAATGGCGCTTTCAAAAGAAGATATAAATTTAGAAGATGCAATTGATATTAGGGAAATAAAAAATATCAAACTTGCAAACCAAATGCTTAAGATTAGAAGAAAGGCTAAACAAGACCAAGAACGCCAAGCAAAAGCGGCAGCGGCTCAACAACAATCACAAATTAATATGCAATCTCAACAAATGGCTGCTCAGACTGCTATGCAAAAATTGCAAATGGAAACTCAAGCTGCTATGCAAATTGAACAAGCAAAAGCCAATTATAGTGTAGAAAAAATGAAAGGCGAAGCTGCAATAAAATCTCAACTGATGAAGTTAGAATTTGATTTGCAAATGCAAATTCAAGGAGTTCAACAAGAAGGTTTGAAAAATAGAGAAGATCAAAGAGAAGAGGCCAAATCAAAAAGAATATCACAAGCTAACACAGAGCAATCAAAATTAATAGAACAGCGTAAAAACAATTTACCTCCTGTTACTTTTGAGTCTAATGAAGATAGTTTAGATGGTTTTGACTTAGCGGAGTTTGAGCCTAGATAAGCTTAAAATAATAATTAAATATAATAGTAACTTTGTAAAAATTAAATCAAATGGAAATTAAAGTAAGTGAAGTAAATCCAATTGCAGAAAAATCTGTACAGGAAGTAGAGGAAAAACTACTAAAAAAACATGAACAAGAATTGTCTCAAGAAGATAATTCTAATAAAGAGACTACTGCGGAAGTTGCTGAAAAGCAAACTGCAGAACAAAATACCGACATTGAGTCGGAAGTTGAAAGTCCAACTATAAAAGACGAAGACGTTCTTTCATATATTAAAAATAGATATAATAAAGACATAAATTCTGTTGATGACTTGTTTTCTCAAAAAGAAAACACAGAGTCTTTACCTGAAGAAGTGTCTAAATATTTGGATTTTAAAAAGAAAACAGGAAGGGGTTTTAATGATTTTGTCAAAGTAAATAAAAATTACGATGAAATTTCAGATGAACAACTTTTAAAAGAGTACTATTCTTTAACTGAATCTGATTTAGATAATGAAGATATTCAATATTTGATGAATGATAAATTCGGATTTGATGAAGATCTTGATGATGAAAAAGATATAAAGAAAAAGAATATTGCAAAAAAACGAGAAGTTTCTAAAGCTAAAAAATATTTAAACGATCTGAAGGAAAACTATTCAGTTCCTCTTGAGTCAAGTGGGAGCTCTATTCCAAAAGAAACTTTAAACGAATTAGAAAAGTATAAGGAATTTCTTAATCAATCTAAAACCACCCAAGAAGCTAACCAAAGAAAGAATGATTACTTTTTGAAGCAAACTGATAAAGTTTTTGATTCCGAGTTCAAAGGTTTTGAGTTCAATGTAGGAGATAAAAAAATATCGTACGCATATGGTGACACTTTAGAGATGAAGGCTAAACAGAAAGACCTTAATAATTTTGTAAAAAATTATGTAGGTGAAGACGGTTTAATTAAAGACGCTTCAGGATGGCATAAAGCATTAAGTGCTGCTATGAATCCTGAAAAATTTGCTCAGTATTTTTATGAGCAAGGCAAGGCAGATGCTATTGGAGATGTTTCGAAGAAAAGTAAAAACATCAACATGAATGTAAGGCAAACACCTCAAGCAATAGGCGACACTGGATTTAAAGCAAGACAAGTCTCTGATACAAGTGGAAGAGGATTGAAGATTAGAAGCAAAAAGAATAAATAAAAACTTAAAAATTTAAAATTATGCCAGTAGAAAATGTACCTGGGTTTGACTTACAACCAAGTTCGGAACAGGTCTTATTACAGACAAATTATATCGCAAATTTTGATTTCTTAAATCAGTATTTACCTGATACTTATGAAAAAGAATTTGAAAGATATGGAAACAGAACAGTAGCATCATTCTTAAGAATGGTAGGCGCTGAAATGCCTTCTAACTCTGACCTTATTAAATGGGCGGAGCAAGGAAGACTACACACTAAATATACAGATGTAACTTCAGCTGCAGCAGCAGGAGCAGCAGTAGCTGTTCTAACTATCGGAGATGCTTTAGTACCTGGTACAGGTAGTATTGCAATCAGAGTTGGTCAGACAGTTATGTTATCAGATAGTTCTTTAAATTCAACAAACAGTAACAAAGCTATTGTTACAGCCGTTGATACAGCTAACGCAACTATTGATGTAGCATACTATGAAGCAGCAGGCCAGGCAATGGCAGCAGGAGTACAATGTTCATTGTTTATTTATGGTTCAGAGTTCCAAAAAGGAGCTATCGGAATGGAAGGTCAGCTAGAAGCTGATGACTTCATTTTTGAAAATTCACCAATTATCATTAAAGACCGTTACGCAGTATCTGGTTCTGACATGGCTCAAATTGGATGGATTGAAGTAACAACTGAAAATGGTGCAACAGGTTTCTTGTGGTACTTAAAATCAGAGCATGAAACTAGACTTCGTTTTGAAGATTACCTAGAAACAGCTATGGTTGAAGCAGTTCCAGCAGCACCTGGTTCTGGTGCAGCTGCAATTGTTGAAGGTATTGCTAGTGGAGTGGGTAACAAAGGTTCAGAAGGACTTTTCTATGTTGTTGAAGACAGAGGAAATGTTTGGAGTGGTGGTAACCCTACAACTCTTGCGGACTTTGATGCAATCATTCAGAGATTAGACAAGCAAGGATCAATTGAAGAAAACGTAATTTTCTTAAACAGACAATTTGGATTTGACGTTGATGACATGTTAGCGCAACTTAATGGTTCTGCTCAAGGCAATAATGTTAATGGTACTTCTTATGGTCTATTTGACAATGACGCTGAAATGGCCCTTAATTTAGGATTTACAGGATTCCGTAGAGGTTATGACTTTTACAAGTCTGACTGGAAATACCTTAATGATCCAACTATGCGAGGTGATATAGGTGGTGGAGCAATAAATGGTATTTTAGTACCTGCAGGTTCTACAACTGTATATGATCAAGTACTTGGCAAAAATGCTAAGAGACCATTCTTGCATGTTCGTTACCGAGCTTCAGAAACTGAAGATAGACGTTACAAAACATGGATTACAGGTTCTGCTGGTGGAGCAGCTACTTCTAGCTTAGACGCTATGGAAGTTAATTTCTTATCAGAGAGAGCTTTATGTACTTTAGGTGCAAACAACTTCTTTATCTTTACTAACTAAGATACAGAGTATAAGGATTATGGGCTGCTTATTTTAGTGGCCCTAATCTTTTTTAATTAATTTAAATTTAAATCAAATGAAAAAAAAGAAAGAAACTTTTGTAGATAAAAGTTACAAACTTACCAGAGAAAAAGCTCCTTTGAGCTACACTATTCCATCAAGGAATACAAAAAGAAAATCATTATTATATTTTGACGAAACAACAGGGGTTAATAGATCTCTTCGTTATGCAAGAAATCAAAAAAGCATTTTTGAAGATGAGCAAGATGGTAATGTTATATTAGAGCCTATTATTTTTGAGGACGGCTTTTTAAGTGTCCCTAAAACCAATCAAATATTGCAAGAGTTTTTGCATCATCATCCAGCTAATGGACAGGAGTTTGTAGAGGTAAATAGAGAACATGATGCTTCACTTGAAGTGGAAAATTTAGATTTATCATTAGAGGCTCAATTAATTGCTAAGGATTTAGATATTGAAATGCTTGAGACAATTGCAAGAGTAACAATAGGGCTAAATATAGAAAGAATGACTTCAGCCGAATTAAAAAGAGATGTAAGAATGTTTGCTAAAAGATATTCTGAAGACTTTATGGAAGCTGTTAATGATCCTTTATTGAAACTTCAAAATAAATGTGCCAAGTTTTTTAGTGAAAATTTATTAGTATTGAAAAACAAAAAAGATGTTTATTATAACATAAAAGGAAACAAAAATAAATTACTTACAGTTCCTTATGGAGAGGATCCTTTATTTATATTGGCGTCCTTTTTACAGAGTGATGAAGGACTAGAAGTATTAAGAATATTAGATTCTAAATTAGATTAATCACAGAGGCCTCAAAAAAAAGGGGCCTCTTTTTTTTTCTTATCTTTGTAGAAAGAAAAACAAAGGATGGCATCACTTATAAATACAGTTAGAGCTACTGTGCTTTCAATTGCAAATAAGAATAATTTTGGGTATATAACTCCCAATGATTTTAACTTATACGCAAAACAAGCTCAGTTAGACATTTTTGAAGATTACTTCTATCAATATAATTCACAGATAGTAAAACAAAACACAAGAGTGTCAGGCAGTGATTATGCAGATATTGTAAAAAATTTAGAAGAGGTAATAAATATTTTTTCAGAACAAAAAATATTACAACCAATGCAATTACCTTCTTATACTACTTTGCCCCCAGAGAGTACTAATTCAGGATTAATATTTACTACAACTTTTAGTGTTCCAACAATCGATACAACAGGATCAGATTATTATTTATTAAACAAAGTATTATTACTGACAAAATATTTAGTAGCCCAAAGCATAAACACAGCTGCTGTTGCACCTGGAAATATTTTAGTTGATGACACAAAGGATTTTTACAGATTAGGAGTACAGCCGGGAGATATGGTGGTTAATTTAACAAGCGGTGAAACAGCGTATGTTACAAATGTTCCTAATAATTATGTTACTCAAATTGATAGTATTGAATTAAGCGCTAATATATTTCCGACTAGTAGAGTAGGAGATTATTATAATATATTTAGTATGCGAGCTGGAGTTAATGAATGCGAAAAAGTTACTCAGTCTAAAATAACAATGTTGAGTCAATCTGCATTAACAACTCCCACAGAATTATTTCCAGCATATAGTCAAGATAATAAAACACTTCAGATATATCCCAAAAATTTTGAGTTTGGATATGAAAATATAAACCCGGGGACTAAAAACACCCCTGGTTATTACGGAAGAATACTTTGTCAATATATAAGATACCCCAAAACACCTAATTGGACTTATGTTCAGTTTGGAGGAGGTGAACCAGCGTTTGATGAAACAGCGGCTGATTATCAAAATTTTGAATTGCCACTATCAGATGAAACTAATTTAGTTAATAAAATTTTACAATATGCTGGAGTTTCAATTAGAGACGCGCAAATTGCCGCATTTGGAAAAGCAGAAGAAATGGAAGCTAATAAACAAGAAGGACAATAATTATGGCATATATAAACGACTACACTTATTACGAAAATACAGGAGATTTTAATAGCGAAAGTGCTAATTGGGGTTCTTATCAATTCTTACCAATAGATGATATTGTAAATAACTTTATGCTAATGTATGTTGGCAATGATAAATTAATTAATAATGCTGAAAGGTATAATGTTCTTTTTCACGCAAAAAGAGCTATTCAAGAACTTAATTATGATTCTTTAAAAGAAGTTAAAATTTTAGAGCTTGAGGTATGTGATACTTTAAGATTTGTTATGCCGCCTGATTATGTAAATTGGGTTAGAATTTCAATGTATAAAAATGGAACATTGTTTCCCTTAAGTGAAAACATACAAACTAATTGGAGTGGTGCTTACTTGCAAGACAATGCTTGTAAAATATTATTTGATGATCAAGGAAATATATTAAAACCTTCTACATCAACAATTGACATGCAAAGAATAACAGGTGGGAAAAAATCTATTTATTTAAATGAGCAAAGCCCTTATAACGGACAAGAGGGATATTTTTTTAATGGACTCTGGTATTTTGAATATCCAGTGGGAGCTAGATATGGTTTGAATACCGAAACGGCAAATCAAAATCCTACTTTTAGTATAAACAGAAAAGGAGGGGTTATTAATTTTAGTTCTGATATGGCTGGAGAACTTTGTGTATTAGAGTATGTGTCCGATGGTATGGAAAAAGGAGATGACTCTCAAGTAAGCGTGAACAAGCTTTTTGAAGAATTTATTTATGCTTCTATGAAATACTCAATATTAAACAGTAAATTAGGTATTCAGGAGTACATAGTAAATAGGCTTAGAAAGGAAAAATCAGCGCTTCTAAGGAACGCAAAAATTAGATTAAGTAATATACACCCTGGAAGATTATTAATGAATCTAAGAGGGCAAAATAAATGGATAAAGTAATATGCCTAAGATTTCAAAAAACTTTATAAAAGGACGCATGAATAAAGGTGTCGATGAGCGCCTTGTTCCGCAGGGTGAATACATTGATGCATTAAATGTTCGCCTTGGATCTACAGAGGGCACGGAAATAGGGGCTGTTGAAAATTCTAAAGGTAACGAGCTTTTAGTTCAACTTGAGTTTAATGGATCACCTCTTAGTGACGAGGCTAAATGTATAGGCGCTTTTGAAGATGGAGGCAATGAAACTATTTATTGGTTTGTACATGATAAAGACAATACGACTTCTTCAACGGGTAAAGTAGATTTAATTGTTTCCTACAACACAAGAACTTTTGTTTTATTTTACCACGTAATATCAACTTCAGTATTAAATTTTGATAAAGAATTTATAGTTAATGGAGTTAATTTAATTGGAGATTTGTTGTTTTTTACCGACAATTTAAATCCCCCAAGAAAAATTAATGTTAATAGAAATTATCCGTTACCAACAGCAGCTGGTGATTTGCTAACAGAACAAGACATAGGAGTTATCCTGGCTCCTCCATTAAATGCTCCAAAAATAAAACAATATAAAGTTGGAGGAGGGGAAAACTATTTAGAAGAAATTTTGATAAGTTTTGCTTATAGATGGCAGTACGAAGATGGCGAATATTCAGCGATGTCACCATTTAGTAGATATGCTTTTACACCAGGGCCATTTAATTTTGATTATAGCAACTATAATCAAGAGGGGATGAGAAATATTTTTAACACAGTAGACATAACTTTTGATACTGGAGGTAGAAACGTTAAAGATTTAGATGTTATTTTTAAATTTAGCACAAGCCAAAGCGTTAATGTAATAGAAAGATTTAACAAGGTTAATGAGGGTTGGTTAGACAATACGGAACAAACTATAAGTTTTACAAATAAAAAAATATACACTACCCTTCCTGAGGCTCAACTATTACGATTGTTTGACAACGTTCCATTACAGGCCCAAGCTCAAACAATAATGGGCAATAGGCTAATGTATGGAAACTATATAGATGGATATGATGTAGTTGATGAAAATGGTGCGCAAGTTTATCTAGATTATGATTTAGAATTAATTAATGAATCATTAAGTTCAGATGAAATAACAGGAACCTTGTCTGATTTTACATACACTGTAGATGGATCTAATTTAGTTACAAACGCTACTGCTACTGTTGATTTTGGAGGAGATAATATAGTACTGGAAGAGGGCGCTCAAATAGGCGTAGATTTTAATTTTATTAGCGCAGGATTTACAGGAGATCCTTCATATGCAGATGGCAGCGAGCCTGAAAATTTATTTGAAAATACATTTTTATTTGTATTGCAACAGGATTATTCGAGTGTGTTTGAAATGGCAACGAGTCCTGAATTTATAGCAGCTGTAAATGAGTTTGTTCCTATTCCTGATAATCCATGTATAGGAAATCCACCGGGAACTGAAACTGCAGGAACGTCTCTTACAGATATATTTATTTGTGGGGCAGTAACTAAAAGTGGATTTGAAAAAGTAGGATTTGGCTTAACTGCCGATCCACAAGGAATATCTATTGGAGCTTCTTTAGGAAGCACAGAAATAAGCTTTACTTTGCCTGCCCTTAAATTTCAAGAATTTGATCAAACTGTAACGCCCCCTGTGCCTGTAGTTCCTTCTGTTGTTGCTTATGAATATTTGCAATGTGTTAGCGCAACAGGCTTGTATTCTCAAAGTTCATCAAAGGAATCTTTACATAGTAATAGAGATTATGAAGTTGCAGTTGTTTATATGGACGAGTACGGAAGAGCATCAACCGCTTTAGTAGATACTGACAACACGGTATTTATTCCATGTGAAAACTCAATAGACAAAAACAACATTAGAGTAACGATGAATAGTTACCCTCCTTATTGGGCAACTAAATATAAGTTTGTTATTAAAGAATCTAAGGGATTGTATCGAACAATTTATAGTAATATATTTTTTAGAGAAGAAGAAACGGGTGATGCTTATTATTTGTTAGATGGAGACAATAGGGACAAAGTAAAAGATAATGACACTTTATTTATTAAATCAGACACTAATGGCCCTGTATTAAATTGTGCATCGACAAAAGTTTTGGGCTTTGGTAGCGAGGCGGAAGATTTTTTATGTACGAAAAATGCTGATGGCACTGTCATATCGGGAGAATGTGGACAGCCAACGGGTACATACATGAGACTAAAGCCTTCTAATTTTGCAGCCAACAAGCCACCTGATGCCTTTGTGGAAAGAAGTGGTGGTGATGGAGATAATTATCCTATTGCTACAGCTAGTTGTTCTTTTGACAATCCTGACTATGATTCAAGTGTACCAGGTTCATATCCATTTATAGATGTAGACATTCCTGCAGGATCTTTAATTGAAATTAGATTAACTGCAAATAGAAGAAAGCGGGGTAGTAAGTGTGGTAGTAGAAATTACAATTACAAAAAGAATTTTGTTGCCTCTACAGATTATGACAATTTACACTCTTGGGTTGTCGGTGACAGAATTGATTTCACTAATGGAATTACCAGTGGTAGTGACGACACTATAAATGTGGTAAATCAATATGATGACATAAAAGCTTTTGCTGACTTTTCTGTAAGAGCATCAAATGGCCAAAGCTATGTCGGATTTCAAAGACAACTGAATAGTCCAGACGGAAGACCTGATAACAATCAGTTATTTTTATGGTGGTCAGCAGGTACACCTAAGTGTGGTTCACCTAATAAAAGAGGATCTTACTGTAATGTAAGTTTTACACTTGAACGAGCATCTAGCTTAACTGTTTTTGAAACAGAGCCTTTGGAGGCAAACGATGAGTTGTATTATGAAAACGAACAAGCTTTTGATGTTGTAAGTGGATATCATATGTCAGGAACAGGTGACTTTGACCAAAATCAAACAGCATCTCAACCTGCAATTATTGATTTAAGCTTTTTTAATTGCTACACATTTGGTAATGGTGTAGAAGAAAACTTTGTATTATCAGGATTGACTAAACCATTTATACAACTAGGAGAAAAAGTCACGTCTGTATCTGAAGAACAATATCAAAGAGCAGACCGATTTTCAGATGTAACCTATAGTGGGGTTTTTAATCAAGAATCAAACTTAAATAAACTAAATCAGTTTAATTTAGCTCTTTCTAACTTTAAAACTTTAGAGACAGCTTATGGGCCTATTAGAGTAATGCATGCAAGACAGACCGATATTTTAACATTACAAGAAGATAAAATTTCTTATTTGTTAGTTGGTAAAAATTTATTATCAGATGCAGCAGCTGGTGGTGCGATTACCTCAGTTCCTGAGGTTTTAGGAACTCAACTTGCAAGGCTTGAAGAGTACGGGATAAGCAACAACCCTGAAAGTTTTACTTCATGGGGGTATGATGTCTTTTTTACTGATTCAAAAAGAAGTGCAGTAATTCAAATAAAAGGAGGTTCTGCTAAGTCAGATCAATTAAGTTTAATATCTACAGTTGGAATGCGTTCTTGGTTTAGAGATTTATTTACTACCTCATTTGAAACTCAAAAATTAGGTGGATTTGATCCTTATATGAATGAGTATGTGTTGAGTTCAAACACATCATTAATTCCGCAACCTCCTGTTGAGAGAGCCTGTGGTTATGTGCTGGACGTTAATGATTCTAGTTCTGTTTCAGATTTAATAATAAATTTAAGCACTATTATTGGGCCTGTTAATTTTGATTTTAATGTAACCTCAGGAGAAATAAATGTGGTTGTCACCTGGAACAGTGTAGAACAGTTTAACGGAAATATAACTGGAGCAGGCACTGTTAGCTTTGATAAAACATTAAACAACCCAACTGAGGCTTCTGTGGTAATAACCCCTGTGGGATCGGCTACATACACAGCTTCTTTTGCTTGTCCTGATGCTGATCAAGTCACAGTAAAAGAAATAGTGGTTAACTTTAATGGTGATGTTACTTTGAGTACTACCGTAAGATATCGATGGGAACTAGCTACAGACTTAAGCCCATATAGCACAAACAGTGTAATTTTACAAGACACCGGAGTTTCATTGTTTGAAGAAACCACAGGTGAAGCATCTTTTGGAGCTTTGCCTCCTAATGCTGCTACAATAAAAATGCAGGCTAGTTCAAGCCCAGGGCAAACATATGTATTTGATCCATTAAAAGATAAATTCAAATACTTGGCTAGCAACACAAACTATGATGAAACTCAAATAAACACATTGTTGCCACTACTAAACACGGCAACACCAATAGTTTTAAATGGCTCGCAGTATGAGGCTGATTTTGACTATACTCCCGCTGAAGATTATTTGTATTTGGTTTGGGATTTGAGAGAGCCTACTCCGATTGAACTTTGTTATAATGCTACAAGCCCTACAGATGCTTGTTGTGATTGCGGTGGATCAGCGCCAATATGTCCTGATAAAACATTTGTATTGCAAGTATGTAATAGCAACTCAGCAAGAGATGATAATTTTGACGTGTATTTGAATAACAATTTTATTGGAGCTTTAGATTTAAATCAAAACGCACAAATTGGATCTATATTTATTGGAGATTTAGATACAAACAAACAAGTTACGGTTCCTGATTTCACATGTCCTTTGACTGGAATGGTAACATATCATTTTAATCCTAGTTTTATTTTAGGAGGTGAAAACACTTTAGAGATGAGAAACACTCAAAACAATGGAAATGGCAATGCAGGATCAGTAGAAATAAGAAATTATGAAACGACAGGTAATGATTTAGATAATCCATGTGTAATTACTGATTTAGCATATAATGGCGGAAGTGGAGTTGATTTTAGTTTTACTTTTGACTACACAGAATGTTGTCCAACCATTGAAATCGAATAAATTAAATTATGAGCTTACAAAACAAATACATAGATTCAAATGACTTTTTAACTGCCTCTGCAGTTTATGATGATGAAGACCTTTTGGTTAAAGCACCTGACGGATTTTATCAAAGTGATGGAAACTATCGTCAACAACTGGCTGGCATACTAGGGCCAACGGTTATATGCGAAGAATGTGGTATCCCATGCGGGGGTACTATTGTCCCGCCAGGGGGTACTAATGGACTTTATGAGTTAGCGTTTAGTGCAGGAACTAGCACTGGCGACACAGGCGCGGTATTAATTCATTTTAATCCTGCAAGCATTCCAGATGGAATAAGGGTGCTATATGACGGAGTATACTACAACAGGTTAATGAGCCCTACAGATGGAAATAGGCAATCAACAAGCGGAGTTGCAAACTCCTTTACTATATTGGGTAATTCGACAAATACTTGTGTTCCTGCAGCTCCTAATACAGCTAATTACATTTTTTATGATGGATTTGACGCTACAGGCTGGTTAGTAGGAACGCCATCTCCTCAATCAGTTACAATTCAAACAGGAGATTTTGTTGGAGGTGGCGTAAATGAATATAGTACTTTAGTGTTGCCAAAACCAAATAGATTACCAGGCTTAATAACAGTTCAGGTTTTAGGGCCGTGTGCTACAACAGGATGGAATCTAGAAGTTGAGTGTCAGGCTCCTTTACCTTCTTTTACTGGACAGGCACGAGGCGCGACCGGCATAAATTGTGGTACTACATCTGAAACTTATTATTTTGCGCAGTTTAGAAACGGCACAAATACTTACCCAGTGCTTAATAACTTTGTGTTTTTAGATCAGAATGGAGTTAACAGAGCTACAGATCAAAATTATTTAATGGATAATAATCAAGTAATAACAGTAACAAATGGCGTTGTAAGTAACATACAGACTTGCGTAGGCCCTTAAAAAAAAAATTATGCCAGAGAATTATACAGTAACATATAGCGAAACAGTAAAGGGATGGCCATCTTTTTATAGCTACTTTCCTGATTTTATATTGGGAATGAATCAATATTTGTATACTTTTAAAAGTGGCAATTTATATAGACACAATACAAACCCTATTAGAAACCGATATTATGGAGAAGATTATGATTCTACACTAACGGGTGTTTTTAACCAAGAACCAACAACTGTAAAAGTATTTAAAACAATAGAGCTTGAAAGTGATGACAATTGGGATATTAACATCACAACAGATTTAGGAGCAGGGTTTATGCCTGCTAGTGATTTTGTAAAAAAAGAAGGAAGTTTCTTTGCTTTTATAAAAAGAATATCAGGATCAGAAAATTTAGCTTTAAGATCAACTCAAGGAATTGGTAGTTTTGTTACTACAACAGGTTCTTCCCCTGGTACTATAACAATAGAATTTGATTTTAGAGTATCATCTTTAATATCTATAGGGGATGAATTAAATTACAGCTTGTTAATTGCGGGAAACACATATAGTAGTCCTATTGCTGTGGGCGAAATAACAGCCATTAGTAGCGACCGAAAAACACTTTCCGTAGATGCTACAGACTTTTTGCCAGTTGGCTCTGTAGTGCCTTCTAATGCCTATATATTGGTATTAAAAGATCCTGTTGCCGAATCTTATGGAGCAACAGGGTATTATTTGGAGTTTAAAATAACAAATGATAGCAAGACTGCTGTAGAGCTTTTTACAGTTGATTCCGAAGTGTTTAAAAGTAATCCTTAGTTTTTTGTATCTTTGCGTAAATGAAATTTACTATAAGAGAATTAAATGAAAATGACTATCAAACCATTTTGACAAAATGGTGGAAAGACTGGAAATGGACAGCTCCATTAAAAGACTTTTTACCAAACAATGGAAAAGGAGGTTTTATAGTTTATGATAAAGAAATTCCTGTTTGCGCAGGGTATATATATGTGACTAACTCAAAAGTAGGGTGGTGCGATTGGATTGTTTCTAATTTTGAGTATAAAGACAGAAAGAAAAGAAAAGAAGCTTTGAGTTTTTTAGTACAAGTTTTAACTCATACTTTAAAATTAAGTAATTGCAAATATAGCTACGCGTTATTAAAGTCAAATTCTTTAATTGAAGTTTATGAAAAAAATGGATATATAAAAGGAGATACATATAACGCAGAAATGATTAAAAAATTATAATATGGCAGCAGTAACAAGCGCAGTAATAGCCGTAGGAGGTCAAGCAGCAAAAGGTTTTTTAGCAGCTGATGCAGGCAAAGATGCGGCAAGAGCCGCAGGAAGATTAGAGCTTGAACAAGAACAACTTGAGCAAGAGTCAGTAGCTAGATTAGAGCAAAACTTTTATGATGCAATTAGAGCTACAACTGATATTTACGACAAACAACTTCAACTATCAAACGTACAGGGCTCTCAAATACTTGAGGCGGCTCAAGAAGGAGACCAAAGAGGTGTTGCTGCAACTGCAGGTAAAGTAAAACAAGTACAAGATATAGGAACTGGTCAAATTGCCGATAAAATGGCAATGCAAAAGCTTAACATTGA